ATGAAGAGGGGGTGGGGCCTTTTGAGACCCCCTCCCCCGGGCTTCATCTTATTGCTTTACATAGGCTACGCGATCTGTATCGGGGAGCAGATCTACGGGGACATGTCCCATCCTTTGTCCGTCCCGGGTAATCAGTTCATACAGATCAATCCCCATCTCTTGATTAATGTCAATGATCTCTTCAAAGATCTCCATCAACTCTGTTGCAAGCTCAGAAGATGAGAAATTATCAGTGTCGCGATAGCCAAGCAGCCGCATGTAATATGCTTCAGTGTTGTACGGATGAGAATAATCGGTGTCATATGATCGCCAATTATCTTCATCAGTAAATGGATTGAAAATGTTATCCTTTGTTGTTAGAAGAATATCTTCAGCCTTGATCATCTACGCCTGTCTCACCCTTTCTTCTCTTCAAGCGCACGATATAGCGTGTCGACTTTCACACCAAGACGATCGGCAACCTCTTTAGCAGAATAACCATTCCTCACAAGAGTTCTAGCTGTTGCTAATTTGGCTGGGGATATACCTTGCGGCGTTCTCGGTAGTGCACGCTTCTTCAATTTATCGACGTCGGTGTTCTTCAGAATATCCTCAAGCTTCGTAGAAGAAATAGCACCAGCCTGAATGGCTTCCCACTGTCTGTCAGTAATATCGATGTTGGTCTTCTTAGCACCAATACGATATCGTGCTTCTTCCATGCACTGAGCCTGGGCTTTCTTCTTCTTGTCTTTGTCGTACTCAAGCTCAGGATTGCTAGCTTTCTTCATGGAAAATAATTTTCCAGCAAGGGTCTGTGCTTTACGTTCGAGGGGGGCGTTTTGTTTCGCAACAAATAACGCGTCGTCCAGGTCTTTGATCTCTTCTGCATATAACTTACGAGCAACAGGATTTACATGATCCATCTTGATGCGTGAAGCTTCGAGTCTTGCACGATTTGCAAGGGCTTTCATGTCGTTGGCATACTCGCCATAAATCTTCTCCATCTTCGTGCCAGAAGATAACTCCATTGCATCCGTACGAACGCTTCCGTCTTTACGAACATACATTTTCTGGGATGTCTCTTTAGCAGGAACCTTCTCCCAAATATTGTTGCCGTTCTCGTCAGTGACAGCTACCTTTTTATGACGGCCAGTCTTCGGATCAATTATAGGATTTCCGTTTTCATCCTTGACCTCGACCATCTTCTGCTTTGCTGTCATGCGGCCGGTCTTCGTAAATAACCTTTCGCCAGTCTTAGGATCAATATAAAAAACCCGGGACTTTCCAGTCTCGGGATCAATGCGCCGCTCTCCAGCTTTGCGCTGATCAATTTCCTGCGGAGAAGTTGATCTGGAAATAAGCGTCGAAGCTCCGCCTTGCTTGCGCCCTTGATATTTGAGATATAGCTGTTCAATATTATTATCTCGCTGAGCTCTGCGCCAATCAAGGTCGTGCTTCTCAGCATCAATGACCACCATAGAATATTTAACAGCTCTGGCTATCTCAGATGTAGGCGCGCCCATCAAAGTCATGTCAGTAATAAGATTCGAAACCAATCCCATCTGCATGCCTTTTTCCTGGGCTGTCATATGACGGACACCAGAATTTGGATCGCGTTTATAGCGCACACGTAAATCATCAGCAAATCCATCAAGCTGTCTCAGTGCAGGATGTGTCTTCACTGCTCCATCGTTGTTCGGAATAACAAGCACAGTGTCTCCATCAAAATCTGCACCAGATAACTTCTCAGCAACTTTGGGATGAATACCAACAGCATCGTTCTTAACGTCATCATCGCCGCCTGTACCAATAACATCGCGCGCATGCTTGAATTTATTATTGACAATAAGCTCTGCGATTTCAAAACGACCTGCATGAGGAAATCGAATAAGAGCAACGCGCTCTCCATTATTATAGTTCGGTGCATAAATCTCGTTCTCTTTCATGTCAGGAAATGGAACAATCAAATGCGTCGCCTGTCTCGGGAGAGCCGCCGCCTTTAAATGACAAGCAGCTGAATCACAATTATCTGCAAATGAATTTAACAGATTCTTCTTGACAGCAGCGTTGGAAATGGACATGATTTCATCAAAATCATCATGCCGCATAGCCGCATCAAGTTTCAGCTGTTTTGTCGCGAGAGGAATTGTCTGCTTGGATAAGAATTGTGAAGGAAGATTTCTGCTCCATTCATTCCAAGTTCCCTGCTCGTTCACAATATTAAGTGCAGATAAATGTTCTTTGCCATCTTTTCCTTTGTAATGGACCTGAATAAACTTCAGTTTATCATCGTCCTGATTTATAGAAGCACCGAAAGGATTGTTAGTAACCGGATCAGGCTTCATCCGCTTAAATACGGTTTCAACATCTTTGTCGTCGCTCTTCAAAGGCATTGACGAAGGCTTGCTGACATTATAACGAATATCGATTCCTTTCGGGAGATTGTCATTATAAACAGCAACGCCTTTCAAATAATGAGTTCCGTCGACAGCAATACGAACCTGTGCATAATGATTGCGACCAAGATTTAAATCTTCACAGCCTCGCCTCAATTCAATAAGGCCATCCCGATCTTTACCATAGGTTCCATCGGGAAGCTTCATGTCGCCAAAAACAACCTGTATGCGTTTCGAGTCTACACTTACAGGAGTCTCCAATCTATGCGGATTCTTGTAATCGCGGTCCTCAAAATGGTAATTGGGAAATCCAATAGAAGCTTCGCGCTTTGCCTGCTCGACTTCAGCCCAGGGAGTTCCTTTAGGGCATAAGACCTTTATAGTTGTCGGCTTGCCAGTTCCCATCTGCTTCTGATAATGCAGCTGAATTTCGTAGCCTTCCTGTTCGCAAAGCGCAACAGCGTGCCGCAATTTATCTTTGCTAGCTCGCATATAGCTTTCACATCCGTGCCCGACGTCAATATACTTCTGCTCTTTGACTGCTTCCTTCAAAGTATCGGCGACGGCACGAACGGAGGAAATCTTGTGCTGGTTCTCTCTCCGTAAAACATTCCCAACTGTTGTGTCAGGAATTTGCAGCTGTCTTGCAATTGCAGAATTATTATAACCTTTGTCGTGCAGCTTGAAAATCATGCTGTCCCGATACTTGGTTGCGTTCTCTCCAGCAATATCAATTTTGGCTCGGAGCTCGGTCGTCTTAATACCCATGGATTTGGCGATCTCAGTATTGGTCATTCCGCGCTTGCGTAATTTGGCCAAATGCTTCTGAAAATTTTCATCGCCCTGATATGGATTCTCTCCGCTACCCCAAGGATATCGTCCAGAATGCCTCGGGGTTCCATAGTGCTCGAGATCTTCGATTTGCTCCATTTCTGCAAAAATGTTTGGATTGATAACCCTGCGTTCCATGATGTCATTCCTCCACTCTTATTTTTTCGATCTTTCCGTCAAAGACGATGATCTTTTGCATTATAGCCCGAATATCATCCGCCTTTGGCGTGTGGATAAGAACCTCGTTGTTCTGATAAATCCGCAGTTCCATTCCTAGGTCGGTCGGCTGCTTGTGGTATTCCAGGCAAAAAAGAGCAGCATAGATCTCAAGCTGCTCCATATGCGCTGTAGTCACGCCGGTCTTCAGATCATGGATTCTCAGAAATCGAGTCTTCTCATTGAAAGAAATCGCATCGGCTGTTCCAAAGCAGTTTCTTGAAAAGAAAAGAGGCTGCTCGGGTGTCAGCCGGTAAGAAATGGCATCATTGACATACATGTTCAATGTGCTCTTGCTCTTGGGTAATTTAACTCCAAGACGAATCAGATTGCATGCAAGATCATGCAGCTCAGTTCCTTTCTGTACAGCAAGGCTGTTCAGATATGTCTGAATGAGCTTGTCTTCGGTGTAGTTGAGCCAGTGGTATTTGCTCGCTCCCAGAAATGCGTGTTGACCGATTAGATCTGAATGCTTGTTGAAGTTCATCTAATACCTCGCTTCTATTTTCAGGACTAATAAAACGCGCGAAGCTCATCTGATTCAACTTGTCCACATAATATGATTGGTTGGGTTGCCGATGTGCATCAGCTTCTCGTTTGCATTCTAGGGCAGCCCACCGATCATGAAATAGCACAAGCAGATCAGGAAATCCCTGAATGTAGTTAGCGTCATTCTTCAATACAATGCAGCCAGGATACTCCGCTTTAATATCGCGAATCAGCTGCGCCTGGAATTGGCTCTCCTTCTTCATTCAGGTCTCTCCTTCTGCTTACCAAACAAAAAAGAGAGAAAATGTGTCACATTCTCTCCCTCTCTATAATAGGCGTTGTTTTTTTTGGGGACATTGTCTCAAAATCAGAAATGAACAAACTCGCGTTCGTTGAAATTTTTCTTAGCCCTGAGGGCTCTAGATATAGCCCCGTCGATCTTGGACCTGCTGGTCAGGTGATAGTAATATAGATCAGTGTAAGGAGTGTTCATTCTATCAATTCTCCCTGCTGCCTGAACCATCTGTTTATAACTGTAGCTCTGACTATAGAAAATAATCGTGTCAGTCGTCGTACAATTCCATCCCTCTGCCCCAGCATTGTACTGTACAAGATATGCCCAGTTCTCTCCTTTCGGTAAATTATCATGGTTGTGTCCGTTCCACTCACAGACTGTTGTGTCCAACTTTCGTAGGATCTCTAGCTCGTAGTCGAAGTTGTAGAAAATGATCGCGCGATGTTTCTCCTTCAATATAGTCTTGACTGCATCAAGTCTGCTAGGATCCTCGTTCGCAATCTTACGGAGGCATCTACACAAATCGCCAGCATCTCTGAGTGGCTCATCAGAAAATGGATTCCACCTTCTTCGGATAACCTCCTTGCTCTTTGCTTCGTCATATGGCAGGTAAAGCGAAATATGCTTTGGCTCAGTATGCTTAACAAACGGCATGTTGACCAAGACGTCTCGACGATGCCTGACCAGCATACCTTCATTAAAATAACCATCAACCTTTGGATACTTGCTCCATCTGGCCCATACAACATGTTGCTGAGTAAAATCACTTCGCGATCGATAGAACCCGTTTGCAATAAATACCGGTACGTACTCCATCCAGGTATCACCAGGAGTAGCGGTCAGTAAAATCCATCGATTGACCTTCGTAATCTTCAGAAATGACTTGACCCACACACCGCTACCGACGACACGCTGCTCATCGAAAATAAAGAAGCATCCTTTCTCCTGAATATACTTCCCGATGTTGTTCCAGCTGTCAATCGTTGGCCTCAATCCGAAATAATCCGCTTCATCCTGCCATTCACCTGTGTCACGCTTTCTAGCTGTAGTAATAATAATGAGCTTTGTTTGCAGTTTCCGCCGAAGCGGAGAGAGGGAGCCCTGGCACTCCTTCACCCAGAAATATGCCAGGGACGTCCGACTCTTTCCGCTTCCGACTCCTCCACACAATATGGATCCGCTCTTAATCTTCTCCATGGCCTCCGCCTGGTGTGGATATAGTGTTACACTCCTCACACCCCGGTCGCCATCTCATAGCCGGCATACTTACCGCCGAAATCGTTTACACTCTGCAGGGTCGCCCAAAGATTCTTCAAATATCCCTTCTTGCTGCCAGCAACACCACGGCCATGCTCAAACGGATGAATCTCAAGGTCCATAGAAACAATCATGTCCTGATCCAGCTTCTTGTACTGATCAGGCTGCAACAGGTTGAGAGTTTTCTTTCCCATGAACTCGCTCAGCAAATACAGATGCGGCGGATACTTGCTATTCTCATTTACAACAATCTCCGTATGAAAAATAGAATCGCCACTGTCGTCAATCACACGCTCCTTGACATTCCATCCATCCTGCTTCAGAATATCAGCCCATTCTTTCGGAAGACAAAGACTAAATGTCCGCTTGCCTCCCTGGGGATTCAGATTCGTCGGATTACCGCTGAAGTTCTTAAAAATCACCACGCCGTTCTCAACTCGCAGATTACCATCGACCATTCGAGTAATAACCGTGTCATTAACCTTGCGCGCCATATCAATATAACTCATAATCTTTTATACTCCTTTACTTTCTGTTTGTCCTACAGTAATATACGGTCCGTCAAAGGGCGGTTCGTTGTCTGGAACTCTTCCCTCGACGAACCCTTCAAAATTACCAAACTTTTCGATTGTCTCCACGGCCACGCTTGCAAGGTCATGGAAATAAGTCATGTCAATATTACCTTCATAGTTCAGCTCACGGACTTTTGATGCTTCAAGCCATCGATAGCCTTTACTCCCGGCAACACTGGAATAAGAGCCATCAGTTCCCTTACGCAACAGGATACCTCCGCCTTTACCAGAAACGATCGGGCAGAATAACCCAACTCGTCCGATGAAACGGTAGTCATGTCCCTTTGCGATCTCGTCCAGTAGATTCTGTCTCTTAATAATCAGCTCGTTGCTCTCTTGAACCTTTTCCATCGGAATATGCTCAGTGCCGATCGGAACATCTTCTTCACAGAGAACATGCAGCATCTTCTCCCAATCAAGTCCCCACATGTCCTTGAGCTTCTTGTTTACCTTTGTTAACTCTTTTTCATACGGTTCTACGTCCTCCATTCCTTCGTTCATGTCCAGCCAGATATCCGTCTTCACAGAACGCTGTTCACAAAGATCCGGAAACTCAACCTTCTCTTTGCTGAATAGTGTCTTGAAGATATACGGATGCTGGAACTGTGCGCCGGTCGCTGTCCAATGCCCAGCCTCTTCGCCATTCTCAGAATCTTCCGAACACCTGGCAATATAAACAGCATCGTTCACCAGACAGATCCTTTCATAAATACTCTCCACCTCGAAGTTATAACCCCACTGCTTCCCATAGTCCAAAATAAATGCTTCGACTTCTGCAGTTGGTTTCTCGATCTTGATGGAGTCTGTCTTTATGTGAACAACCTTCGCACCCATTTCCTGAACCTTGAGTCGCAACGTCTCCATAAATAAAGCCCCGCGCTTAGCAACCCAGTTATCAACATTGCGCGGGTCCTTGAATCTATTCTGAAAACGTGCAGCCGTCAGTCCATACACAGAGTTAATAACAATCTTCAGCGCAAATGCCAATGCCTTAGCCTGAGCTGGATCATTTACGTACTTAGCCAATGCCGGATTCAATTGCTTGACCTTCTCGAAATCCTTGTGCTTGATCGCCAGCCGAATATCCATCAATTCCTTGAATCTCGCAGTATATGGACCGAAGCCATTCTCTGCAATTATGGATGACGGGTGCATGCTTGCAACGTCGAAGGTCTTGACATGATAATACATTCCAGGCTCAGCATATACGCGTCCACCTTCTCCGATCAGGACACCATTGTAATAACTCTTTCCTCCTTCAAATTTATATCCTGGGAACTTTTCAGCCAGATTCGGATACACAAACTCGTGCCATGGTTCCTTGACGCTTCCGAAGATATAAGCCGCAGACAGCTGATTGGTCGTGGTGATCAGCGGCAGATCCGTCAATTCACACATAATTTCTCTGGCTTTGAAATCCTCCTGTGTTGCGTAAAATACTGCTTCCGTCGCAATGACGTCATGCTCGCAATATTCCGCCAGAGTATCCCACTGATCCTCAGGAATCTCTTCATTCCAGTCGACATTCATCTCCATATGAGAATTTGGCGGCAGCTTCCCTTCCTGTTCAAGCTGGATCTCCCACTTCTTCAGGCTCTGTTTGTTGGTTGAGTAGTCAAAAATATCGATCTCGAAAACGTGCTCAGCATCTCTGCTGAAATTGTTGCGTTTGTCGTTCACGATAATGTCCTGACTCAGTTGCCAACAATCACGGAAGCTGTAACCAATATACCTAGCGTATAGAATCGGACCGTCGTAGGATCTGCAGTTGAATCCGACAAGCCTCATCCGAAATATTGTTTCCAAGTCAGCAGGATTCGGATTGAACATCTTCACGACTTTCTTTCCTTCACCGGCTTCCTTGTAACAAACCAGAAGTAGATTCTTCGCAACCTCAATATCACAGAACACCAGCGGCGCATTCTTGTCGTAATTCGGAATAAACACCTGCTGATTCTCCGGAATATCCTGGGCAACAACAACCGCTTCAGGCCAAGTCAGCTTCATCTTAAAATACTTATCAACACACGCGTCCTTGTTGTGTGTGGATGAAGCCGCGAATGAATATATGGCGTTATCCAGATCCGATAGGTCATACGCAATTCCCTTTTCTTGGGCTTCCTTCAGCTGTGCCTCAATATAGTTGATGCATGTCGTTGTGAATCCTGGCTCAATCTCCTTTCTCAATGCCTTCAGGATTCTTGACCGTAAATGCCTCGCGTCTTCCAGTGCAAAATCATTAATCACTTTCTTCTTTCGCAGAGGCAATCCGCTGGAAATATGAGCAATCTCACGGTCATTACAACGACTGAGTCTTCGCCGGAGTGCTGCGTTACCTGTCTGGACCTTGACTTCCACGCCTTCTTCAATAACCCGGGACAGATCATCCGGGTTTCCGTCGTAGTAATACGTCAGGTGAATCCCGGCACCGCCCTTGCTTACCTCCGCATATGTCTCCGGATATACGCTGGCCGCTTTGGCATTCAGCAGAAAATCCTTCTCGCCGGCTTCGTTCTTCTTGTCGAAGTCCAGGTGGATCATGGCAGGTGGACACTGGACATAATGAGTCTTCTTTGTATCCAGGTCCGATAGGCTGGTTTTGCAACTCGCCCAATATCCCATAGGCTTTTCGTCCCCATACTGCGCCTTCTGGTCTTTCAGGGCTTCGTCCAGCTTGCTCGGAATATCTTCCTTCAGCTGAAGCCAGTCTGGAATCTTCCATTCGGTTGCCTCCTCCTTTCTCTTTAATATAGGTTCCTCCGACTCAAACTTCTTCAGCTTAAGACCGGAATACCAGTTGCGCATCTGTTTACCATTAACATATGGACGCTCCTCAAAATTCTCAAAATAATTTTTAGCTTCATCCAATGCCTGGTATCTTTTCATTATATAATCAATACCACTATCGCTGCACCAATTCTTATACATGGTCCAAAGCTCATTAGCAGTTACTCCGCCCTGTTGAATAAATATTTCGAGATTGTCCTTCATGAAATTAAAGAACGGATCAGTTCGCACCATCATTCTTGTAGGACGGTATCTGCTATAATATGTCTTTCCCATGGACTTGAATTTATTAAGGCAGTGATATGCGATCGCTCCGAGCTCATAGTTCATCTTCTCAACCAGTTCTTCATAGTGACTCTCTGGTGTAATAAGATTCCCTGTTGGCTCAACATCAATCAGTCTTCGAATAACGCCGCTCTTCGAATCTGTGATCTTTACTGGTTCGTTTGTGCCCATGAACAAAAAACAACCAGATGTAGTATCATACAGATTCTTAAATTTTTCATTAATCTGCAACGTATCATGACTAACAATTTGATTCAAGATAGTATTGTCTTCGATCTTGCTCAGTTTGCTATCCTGATCGATGCCAACTAATGGCGATCGAGAAAATGGTTCAAGGGCAAATCCAACATTATTACCTGTAAGTGCTTTTGCGTTGATCTTCGCACAATATCCAGTAAACTTGTTGTATCCGCCAAACAGCTTCTCAATCAAATTCATTACAGTAGATTTACCACTTCCCATTGGACCATAGAAAACGATAAACTTTTGTATGGTTTTGCTGTCTCCGGAAATGATGCTGCCAATTGCCCATTCAAATTTATCCCTTTCTTCAGGCAAGTACAGCGTTGACATCAGCTCGTCATAAGCAGATATGTCTCCTTCCTGGACACTGTATGGAAGTCTTTTTGAAATATAGTCTTCCCGTTTTATGTCAGTGTCCTGAAACGCAATCTTTTCATCAAGCTGATGATAATCATCCGGGAGGTTCTTTACATATTTTATGAATCGATTCCAACTGCCAGAAGACTCTTCGCGCATAAGTTTCAGTTCGAAGGAAGCTCCTTCGTATCTGGCGTTCTGTTTCATCTCTGTCCATTTATTCCAAAGATCTCTGTCGATGATCTTTTGAAGAAACTTTGGATTTCGATTCCACATATGTTTTGACTCATCATAGACTGCGTAAAAATCTTTTCCACGAATCATCAAGTCTTTTGTGTCGCCGATTATGAACTCCGGATAAATATCAAAGTGCCCGTCTCTACATTTCCGGACTTTAATTTCGTAAAAGTCCATTTACGAATTTTATGCCTCCTTTCTGTCTGAATTTTGCCGTAAGTCAAAAAGACAGAAATTTTTCTATATTTATATATATTGTTTAAACTTCTATATAGTAAATAGATGAAATTTCTGACTTATTGACTTAAAAATGGCTGGAAGCCTTGATTTATAAGGGTTTGCGGGTAAGTCAGTTTTGAAAATTTAAGTCAGAAAACTGACTTATAAGTCAGAAATTTTTCGATTTCAGGCATTTTTCGTTCCTAAGAAGACCTCCAAATTTCTCAAATTTTTGACTTTTTATCAAAACTGACTTAAAACTGACTTAAAATTGACTTACAAAAATCGGCCAAAATTTCATCAAAATTGCCCTTCATCATCAACAGGAATCAGCCTTTTTCCATAAAAAAGATAGCTCAAAATCTCCCCGCGACTGAGTTTTGTACGCAAAGTTGACTCATTAATATCGTGGGTTTGGGCGTATTCTGGCACGGTCATATAGATTCCTTTGGGCACTTTTTCCTCTACAACAACGTCAAATTTGATCTCAATCAACCCACTCACCGTCCTCGTTTGTGTGCTGATCGACCCAAATATTCATCTGTTTCCAAAGAGGAATTCCGCTTCGTATGCAACCCAAATCATCACAAAGGCTGAATAACCCGCCCTTTCCATCCTTCTCATATGACCGCTCCAGAATAATCCTAATACGGCTTTCCCAATAGGCCTTCACCTTCTCTTCGTGCAAATCCCAATCCTCGTCATCGTAAATATCGAGACCAGCATTCCTAAGAAGAATCCCAAAGAAATGCGAAGGACCATCATACGCAGCAGTATCTTCGAACATCTCATTTATGCTAACGGCAAGACAGACCATAATTTCGAAAAGACAGCAATCACCACGTATACTTTTAAAAATCGTTTCAACATTCTTATCATTGTATTCATCCTCGCTTAAAATTGTTTCAGCATAGTTTCTTCTGACCTCTTCCTTGGCTTTCTCGATCAGAATATCGTCCTCTTTAACAGAACTTACAAATTTTGTCTCGGCCAGCATGGAGGCAAGCGGACCCGAGAGCCCGCTCACCTTCTGCAACCAGTAAAAATACCCGTCACCACGCTTCAGCAGCGCCTCAGTCAGTTCTCCGTTTCTGATTTGTTTCACCAAGTTCCCGTTCGCCTCCAACCATGATGGCGTAAGCTCCGTGAACGCGGGTAATCTCGAAGTCTGTCGTCATCTTCTCATTCCTGACATAACAGATATCCGGATCAAACCGTTCCTCAGCATGCTCGAACAGGTCTTTCCCGCTCGTAACGCCAAAAGTCTGATATGGATCTTCAATCACATTCAGATCCTCTTCAAAAACATCGTCCTGATCGTACCAGTTCACATAGCTCTTCTGCATGTACTGGTCGTTAATATACTGATCTCCATCAATCATGTAGGGTTTCAGATCAGCTTCTCCGTATCGTTCAATCATGTCCAAATATCGCTCATGGGACTCTGTGCGTTCCCGAGCTTCCTCCGTAGCCTCCTCATCATCGATATGCAGGTCATAGTTGTTGATTTCCTCTGCCGAAGGAATATCCTCAAGCTCCGGTGCAACATCGCCGTCTGTATCACCCTGAGTTATGCTCTGACCTTGCTGCTGAACAACATACTCGGCCATTGCGTTCATTCCGGCATCTTCACCAGCAGAAAATGACGCTGTTTTGGCCTTTTCGATGGCTTCGGCAGACTTTTTATCACAAATTTTCTTCGTGATGAAGGCGGTTATAGGGGTTGCAATGCCGATTCCGGTAAAAAGTCCGGTCAAAAATCGTTTCAAACCCTGTTTTGACTGCTCATCCATGTAAAAATTCATCCTTTCCCATTTAAAAATCACTTCTCGACCTTTGTAAAATGCCGATTAATGCGCCCAATGATCGGTTTCGGGTCGCACGGGAAGTAAATCATCACTGAATCAGTGCGTCCTTCCATGAAATCTTTGTCTTTTCGGAACCCGAGATCAACAAATTGCTCGTGTTTCGGGATGTTCGGGTCCAGAACGCGCCCAAAAATGCCTCCTTCATCGACGTCCATCACCGCAGGAGTCAGTCCGCCGAACTCTCGACGCATGTCATTGAGCGATAAATGCTCTGCCATCCTCAATTTTCGCGTCAAAACGTTCTCAACCCACTCCAAATTTGACTTACGGAGGTCATAATTAGGCGACCAGAGGCTCGGACAGGTCTCTTCACTGAACCAAAAGCAGAATGCATTGGGGTTTTTCTTGATTGTGACCTCATCATCGTCGACAGGAGTCAGTTCCGAAGTCACTTCTCCGGTTTTTCGGTCGATTTTTTCCGTTCTCTTGAACGCTTTTCGGCCACTCAGGTACCTAAGATCGGCTTCTTCGCCCAAATCGTCCCTAACATTGGCCCGATATGCCGCGAAAGCCGTCCCAATAGCGCCTGCAGCCTTGATCGCCTTGTGCTTTCCGTGCTCAGAAATGCCTAAACCGGTACCAACAAGGGCTCCACCGACGCCTTCATACACGATTCCCTTCTTAAAAGCCTTGACAACCTTCCATCCACGGACCATCTTTGCCTTAAAAATACGCTTGGTCCGCTCGGTTTTCTTCTCCCCTTCAACGTGTTTCTGCGCTTCGTCGACGGCTGCATTGGCTTCCGCGATGACCTTCTGAACGTCATCCTTCATCGCAGTCTTAGCCATTACAGCGCTTCCGATCATCATAAGACCGGTTCCTGTCCCCGAAAATAACCTCGGGAACAGGTCGTTATGCTTCAGATTGATCTCCTGAAACATGATCTTGTAACCAGTAATAATAGTTTTCAGAACACCCATAGTTACATTTATCCTCCTTAATTATCACGATGTTACTTAACGTCGCCTTCCGCCTTCACAACAGGAGTCGCAGGAGTCACTGCTCCGGGAAGCGCTGGTCCACCCATAGCCATAGCTTTACGATCCCGATAATCGGCATAAATACCATAGCCAGCAATGCCAATACCAAGCGCACCACAAACACATGCAATAACTCTGCGAATCTTCCCTTTCTTTGCATCCTGCTTCTCGACCTCCAGCTTATGCTGCCATTCCCGATCCTGCATCTTCTCGAAATATGCCTGAGCTCGGGCTTTCTGCTCATACTCCATCTGAGCTTTCTTAAGCGCCAGCTCACATTCCTCACTCGTCAGGCTGCGATTTTCCGGGAACTCGTGAATATGCTGCGTAACAGGCTTCGGTTCATGCTTGCGGCCTTTATCAACCGCGACAATAACACTCTGGTTACCAGTCTGAGCATTGTTACTGTCATCGCTGGTCGACCGAACATGTTCCTGCTTCGGTTCAGACTTCTTCTTGGGTTCACTCAGATTCGCCGCAACCTTCGCAGCACTACCAGCCATGTCCAGGATCTTTTCCATCGTCTTCGTTTCCATCTTTTCTTCTCCCTTTCTCTTCTTAAATAACTGACACTGTAAATACATCTTCGCTTCAGTTGAAAACCCGTATTTCCTGCACTGTACCAGATATGGACACTCAAGGCATGGCGAGAGTTTCAACGTCTTCATCCTCCACAATCTCGTTCTCACCTGTCTGGGTCTTCACAATTTCCTCAAGAGTTACCATCAGATCTGAAGGCTGCAACAGATTATAGGTCTCCTTGTACTTTGCAAACTCGATACAGAGGCGCTTCCACTTCCGGACACTGTTGGATAGAATATTGTCAATCTGCCTCTTCGTCTCCGGGTCAACCTGATCAGAACTCATGGCCAGCATGTCGGGACGTCCGAATTTCGCCGTCAGCTGACCAAAAATCTCCTTCTGAAACGCGTCCAGGATCTGCTCTTTGACAAGACTTGGTTTAGCCTTCTTCCTGCCAATCGCTTCAATCCCGAACTCCCGAATATAGTTCTTAACACTGCGTACAGGAATCATTACTTCTGCCATTTGTTTCAATCCTTTCTTATTAATATGTTAATCAATTGCAAGGAATATTCTGCACTGCTTAAGCGGATGACCCTTGATGTCTTCCTTCTTTTTAATGTTCTCTGGATGTGGTTTACCTACGAAGAAATCATCAGCTCCAAAAAGTTTATTGTCATCCAGATACTCCTGCAAGCTGCAATATTGCACACCTGCGAGGTAATGGTCAGTCATTCTCTCTTCCAGTTTATCGCTGATCTCATGAGCAATCTTATCGTCAGCAACAAACTCTTTCAGCAAATTATGAGCCTCTGCTTTACTGTCTGCCTCGATCGCAGCATATACTGCGCCAGTACGTTCGATCTTATACCTGAAAATAGCCATAAAAAATCATCCTTTCCCATGTCGCGAAACAAAGAGGAGGAGCATTGTTTAACCAATAACTCCTCCAATCTTTACCGTAGTACACATAGTTGTCCGATCCCAGGCACCTGCCCAGGGACAGGATATACAACTAACCTTTCAATACAGTTGTTCCGTCTAAGACTCCGGTTCTCGCGTTTTGCGATCTTCCGTAACTCTTTGGCGTCACCATACCGTACCGATACACTCGTCGTATACCTGTAACCTCTAACCAAGTCTGATTTCCGTCCAAACATAACCATGTCTCCTTTCGTTTCGGGATTTACTCCCTCTACATTAGGCGTTGATTATGTTGCGGCCATCTGGAGTCCAGTCCTTGTCAAACATACATGTCTGAATACCGTCGTCTTTATTCTTGCGCGGATGTAGCGCACGAATCTCAGTCATGGTCCGAAATATGGCTACAATCTGCCGATCTTCCATGGCGTATACACGATCCCGCCATTTTAGACCCGGATACGCTCCTGCAACCTGTTCCCTCATATCCTCGATCTTCATGGTCAGTTCCTCCCAGGCGAATATGGTGATCCTTCATCCAGGCTTCCCAGTCAGTAATGTTCATGCCGCTCATCCTCTCTTCAATAAAATAGGTCTCGGAAGGTCAATGATGAAACCGTTCGGATCAGGCTTCACCGTACAGCTGCTCAGATCAACCCAGCCCTGATTGGTCATGTTATAGTCCAGCGGAATATCCATCTGAAGGTTGCTGTTGATCCACTCAAAATAGTCTAGGACACCAGCGCTTCCATACTCACGGATCCTTCCACGCAAATATGCCAGGCATTCCTCCGCCTTCCTCCGATCGGTGAACGCAAATACATCCACCTGGTTACTAACACGATACCCACCAGGCTTAGGAACATTCCCGCCATTCGGATTGGAAAATGACGTGTAATCCGTCGGCCCCTGACTGTTGTTGATGACCTTACCGAATATCATCATCTGAGCCGCATCGCTTGTACGTTTCAGGATTGACTGGATACCGTTGTTGAGCATCCGCATGCCGATTGGTTCCAGCCGCTCCTTCAGAATATACTCACCCAGGTTTTGCCGGTTTACATCCTTACCACAATATGAGCTGATCACCCGATCCACAAACGGAATCTTCTGCTCTTTCTTGACCATTTTTCCGCCTATTCCGGACGTTTTCTTGCTCTGCCCGGATAGATTTATCCGGACACTACCCGGTTCCTCGCTCAGAACAATCGGATCCTGATCAGCCATTTACATCATCCTTTCTGACCTTGTTGCCCTTGACGTCATCGTAAAAATTGGTCACCTTATCAACCATCTTCCCGAACCACTTGCTGGCGATGTTGCTGATTCCGCAAGAAATAACCGTTCCGGATACGACTGAACAGATCTTCGTGACAGCGTTCCGATTCTTGTTGTGTTCCTGGATAATGGGCTTAATGATGCTGGCCGTTCCTACGTAGATCGCCATGCTGCCGCCGGTTTTGATGTTGTTGATAAGTTTCATACGGTCGTCCATTGTTATACCCCCTATCAAAATAATTATTAATCACAATAGGCTGAGGAGCTGGAGCCGGATACGTCTGCACAGGTGGGCTCGGCTGATTCTTCGAATAAAAATGCGCATTGATCTTCTTACTGCCAAACACGATCACCCCCAATGTAAGACCGATCTTGATAATTCCCGAATATGTATCCAGCTTGTCGTTCAGCGTTTCTTTGGCAGTGATAATAGCCGTATTCACAGCCTGACCAGTAGCTTTCTTAGTCCATTTGTCAAAAACGCTCATTACCGTAATCCTTTCACATCGTCGACGAAAAGAAAAAGAAAGAGCCCCGTGTTTCCACGAGACTCTTGTCTCCTTTCTTAATTATTCGGATTCAGCGAATAGTCTTCCGTTTCCGGCTGCTGCTGTGGCAATGCCTCCAACATGCCTGCCTGCTTCCCCTTCTTGTATGCAGTCACAGTCGCCGCAATCGTCGTTCCCAGTCCTACAACCGCTGCAGTCGCTCCTTTCCAGTGCTCCTTCAACCAGCTGCCCAGACCAGCCTTCGATTCCGGCTGTACCACCTGCTGTACAGTCTGAGGTTCAGTCCCAACCTGCTGCGCTACCTGCGCTTCCGGCTGTACCACCTGCTGTTCAGTCGTTCCGTTTCCGTTTACCTTCTGATTCTGATTCGCCATGATAGGTTCCTCCTTATAATTCTGATCAGGGTCTTCCCCTGTCATTATAGCCGTTGTAAAATTTGCGAGTTTTTTGAGTCTACATCACAAGCCAGTCTACGCTTACACACTGGCTCTTTGGCTTTCAGAGTTTCACGTAGTCACCATACGCCATATCACTCGGATCCTGCTCCCAGTTGATCATGATAACAGCTTCGGAATCATCGTTGATCAACATCGGCGTGTAATATACTGCGATGATGTCGTCGTCAGTGTCCTTGCTGCCCTTGTTGAATCCGAGACCATCCAACGCTCTTGACTTCAGCTGCTCCTCAGAAATATCCGGAACAGCATACTCATAGAACTTTTTTAAACGAATACCATAAATACCGTTTCGCCCAGCAACATGTTGATTTCTCGGAGGAAGCGCTTTCATCTCGGCATTCATCGCTCGAATACCCGCTTCGATCTGATCCTTGGTCTGGTAAAATACATGGCCCAATATCGGTTCACAATACTTTTGCCGTGTACTCGGATCCGGATTAATCCCAGCCTTGACAATTTTTTCCTTGATTTCAGGATGCTCCTCAACATATCGCTGATTGAGCTTGTCCTGAAGTTCAGCCGACTTCTTTTCACCAAGAACTTCCCTTGTCGCTTTCTTACCAGCATCATACAGCTTCTTCACGCCGGAATATGCCATCGCAACCTTATTGAAATCCTTGACATGCTCGTTGTGAGAATATCCCGCGCCAATACAGGACGCAATCGTAGCTGCTCCAGCTCCAATATGGTTCGCCCAGCACAACTGAACTTTTTCCATACGTGTAAGACTCCTGCCGAGTTCAGCTGTCTTCGCATCGATCATCCTCGCACTCTTGGCACCCGCCCTGGTGGACAGAACATTGCTAAAAATGGTTCCGCCGATGCTCACAGCAGTTCCGATACCAGCCCGGTGTTTTACCGCATACTCAGCGATCTCTTTGCCCATGATTTTGTAACCGTTGATAATATAGCCCATAAGCACTCCTCCTTAATGTCTGTCCATCTGATGCATAGGAATATGGTTACGGTTCTGACAGGTCGCAATATGCCTGTAAGCCCGCAGCTCGCCGTCGTGAATCCCTGCAAGATATGCAGTCGTGCCAACGCGCTTCATCTGGTTGTTTTTGACCAAAGACGTAAAAATGCTCCCGATAGCAATCCCGTCAACCGTCCAGATTGCAACAGCCTGCATCCAGGTCTTGTCGATCGGATCCTGTCTGTTCCACCAGTCCTTAACTTTCTGAAAAATACCCTTCTTCTCTTCAGCCATGTTATATCATCCTTTCCCTGAAGCAAAAAGTAAGAGACATGCGTATGCACATCTCTCCCTATAATAGGCCTTGTATTTTTTGCGACATCGTAAAATCAGCAGTTAGTTACCTTTCGCCAAATACTGTGAATATGATTGCTCGGATATCTTGCAATGATCTTGGTGATTTCCCTTAATGGCATTTGATTCGTGAAATACTGAAAATAATCATCGGCAAAGAAGTCCAGACACTCTTCTTTTCTTTCCTTCTCAGCCTTGCTAAGCGGTCTATTCAAATCAGTCAGATGCTTGTAGTCAGCAATAGCCTTTATACATGCGGCAGCCATCATGGCTCTAATGCCGTCTTCGTCATATCCTCTCTTTCTTGCCGCCTGGTTATCTTCATCGAGCGGAATATCCTCCGGGTACTTCTCCAGCCAGCTGAAACGATCTGGCTCCTTGGGTCCTGGTTTTTTCTTAGCCATGTTTAATCCTCCTATTTGTCTTCTTATGTCTCTTTTGCCAAGGATAGGTCATAGGCGAACCTTCATACCGATGATATTTGCATCTTGGACAAACAAAAGCTCCAGAGCGAAATTCATACTCTGGAGGCTCAAAACGAAGTCTGGTTTTACATGATGGACAGATATCAGTTCTATTCATAATTTACTCCATAGACTGCAATTTCAGGTTTTTCGTCTTTCCCGATAATATAATAAGGAGTAATGCCGGCTCTACGAAAACCATCAATGATTATATAACAGACTTTCGTTATAGGGTCGTAAGCAATTTTGCGATCGTCATCCATTCCATTATATGGTCGATCTATAACGATAAGCCCATAAGTGGTCTCCCTTTCCACACCTTTCTCATCTATGGTTTTTGTCGCGCATCCAGTTATAATGAATAGTGCGGCTATCAGAAGTGCAACGATAGCTAATTTCTTAACTTTCATTTTGGATTCCTCCTTAACTAAATGAGTAAATGGCAAGCAATATGATTCCAATCACCATGCTAATGAACGAAACTGGAGTAAAGACCTTGTAATATATCTCCTCCCATTTTTCGCTGCCCCACACTTCATATCCACCAAAATCAATTTTGCACTTTCCGATGATTGTTGCAAATATCGCCAGAAGAAAGAACAAAACTGCTATACCAAAGAATACGAGTATTGCTGTTCTCATTTATTATTCATCTCCTTCTAATAATATGTGCGTCAGGATTATTGCTATATAAGTCAACACTCCTAGTATTAACCATTCAACCATTCAACTTCACCACTTTCCCATCATGTCTGGACTTTCATCCCAACCTTTTTCTAACTCAAATTTTTTGATTCGTTCTTCCTGCTCTTTCAGCAAACACTTCCATGTTAGAACAAACTAATCGATCTCTTATGAAGAGATGTCCACTGGCCCAAACTCTTAAATATCCGCATGGCAGCAAATCAAGAGACCAGGCATGAATAGGAATTTGCGTTGGTACTTTATGGTATTTGATGAACCAATCCGCGCCGTATCCACCGATACCGTCCAAATTCACAACATCGGAACATCCTCCAATTCTTCCGATCGGCTCATTTTTTGTATCAATAAGACAAAATTCCATACGGCCCCATCCAGAATCGTGCAAACTTATAGTACCGTCTTCATTCTCAACCGGAATAATGACAAGCCCGTTAAACTCAAGATGACCGTTTGGAGCAAGTTTGTCCCATTCGTTATAGAGATCAAGATATGGAACATTTGCAAAGTCCTGTTTTGACATTTCTGTGATTTTTAGATTACTCATTTATTTTCCTCCTTCTTTTCGTGCATTGGTTTTACTACACGAATCCTTGCTTCTATTTCTGTAACATCTGCTATTGGTTCATACTTATTCTCGCTACTAAAAAATTCCACAAATCCTTCAGCAACGAGTTTTCTTGCTAATTTGTTTGCCATATCTGTCTTCACAAATTCGATATGATGAACAAGATCATTTGGAACAATGTTTTTTATAGCAAGTGTTTCAATATCTCTATGAATCTCTATAACAGGAACAGGAAATTTTAGTGCTTGTTCTGCTATGATTCGTCTTTTAATTTCCCGGTACAATCTATTTTGATTACGCTTGTACGATTTTTTACTCAATCTAACTTCACCGTCCTATCAAATCTGTTTCGGATAATAGCAACAGGGACTTTCGCCAAATAATCCACAAAATCTGACGGGCTTTCTCCATATTTTTCTTCTGTATCGCCATCGTCATATACGGCAATCCATTTGTAAACCGGTGCACTCATTTCCACTTCACCTCTTGACCGCAATATGGGCAGAATCTATATTCATCAATCTTCATAGTTACGATAGATCTATTACATGATGGACAACAACCTACTTTCATTCCTTCGATAAATTCATGAACACCAATAACTTGTTTCGCTTCTTTTTCCTGCTTTTTTATCAGGTCAAGCACATACTCTGCGTCCTCCTTTGAAAGGCGTACGTCCAAAAATTCTCCAGCCTCTTTTATAGCTGTCTCCAAAGTTAATTCTATAAGAGTCAATGTTAATTCTCCTCCTCTCAATACTTCGGGTCCGGCTCAGGGTCTTTCATGCGCTCCCTGACAATCTCAGGATCAGCAATCTCAATAACCTTGTCGCTGTTCGTATAGGTTACTTCGATTCCTTTCGGTTTTTCACCACGGTCAATGGCCTCTCGATATTTCTGAATATGGTACATCTTGCCATTATTCAGATCGATCCAGTTAACGCCCATCCCATAGCAAAAGTCATAGTTGCGCAGCTCATGTTTCTTATGCATCCTGGTAATAGTGGTCATGTGTTTTCACCTCATAAACTTAGAATATAGATTGATACCAACAGAAACCCATAACAGGAACATTCCTACATGCAGCAGAATCATTGTCCCACCATCGTCTTTACGATTTTTCCATGCCATCCCTGCGCCGAAAATATCCTCTTGGCTTCGCTTGGCTTATACATCTTGAAGAACTCTCTTCCTGTATCCGGGTCTCGGATCAAATATGTCCTTGGAATCTCTGTGGCTTGATTGACGGCGTCCCAATCGATTCGTATACCAATAGTGTCCAGTTTGGTTGTCATGATTCTCGCCTCCTTTCGCTTAAGCAAAAAGCAAGGGCCGATGCGTTTGCACCGACCCAGTAATCGTTTACCTGATTGTAACGATCGGTCTGTTCTCTTCTGCCTTCCTCACTTTCCTACTTTTGATACTTCCTGCAACCTTGCCTGCTGCGTCTGCCATTGACTCCTCCATCCGGTCAAGCATCGCATTTATGTTGTTTTTCGATCCTAATCGTTTAAACACCATAAACACAAACTTAATTCCGTACAAAGTTGCCAAAAACCCTGCCAACCATACAATAGTTTCCATTGTCATACCTCCTTAAAAATGAGTTTATTCGTCATAATAGGAGGTGTTTTGGTTGCGGATCAGGATTGTTCATTCCAGATGCAGGTATTCCAAATATCTTCGAGTATCCCTATTCTGTCGTGATCGCTTATAGTAACAGGCTCAGAAATATGATCTTCCTCTGTCGGGTGCTCTTCCTCAGCCAGTTCTGTCTCCATCTGATACCGGCAGCAATATACCTGAAAGCCCATTTGAAGAAGTTCCACGATTCGCATGCTGATCCTATTAAGATCTTCTATACTGTGGAAGGCTACCTTGAGCTCTTCAAATATAGGATAGTCTAGTTCATACCCCCATTCAGTCTTGAGAATATACTTCCTGAATCTTTCGTACTCGAGACGGCTTTGGAACTGCACTCGGATCGTTGCCTGGCCGTTAAATGTCTCTATCATGCTTACCTCCAGATCGGTTCCATTCCGTATTTCTCGATCAGATCCTTACGATCTTTCTTGACCAGCTTCTGATAGTTCTCATAATGCTCGTTTACCATCTTCCGATGTGTCTTGAAAAATGAGCATCCAGCGCCTTCTGTAGGTTCCTTGATACCCATGCAATGCCCATTCCGATTCGCAAAGCAGTCAAATCTCCCGCAAACAAACGTATTAGCCATAATAATTAATCTCCTTTCAATTCAGCAGTTTATTGATCTGTGTAGGGTAAATAGACAAAATATGCGCAGGTTTCCTTGGGTCTGAGTCATGGCACTCGAAAATGATTGTTCCTGGTGGATAAACGGGATCAGAACCGGATATAACGTCTGCGTATACGATCGCAGCTGTCTTATCGATGTCTTCCTGTTCCATGATCTTATTAAGTTTCTCCTGGAGTTCTATTAACGTGATTGGCATCCGTGTTCACCACCTCCTAAAAATATGGACAAAGAAAAGGGCCCGTGTTTCCACGAACCCCTGCAGTTTACTTGTTTGCTTTCTCGAATTCATTCAGCATCTCATTTGATGTCTGTTTAAATGCAATACTCGCATACTTGTTACCTTCTGCTCCATACTTTTTATCGAGTTCCACAGCTTCCTTTACATAATTCATATACTTTGTTCCGTATTCTAGTCCTCCTTTCAATGCTGCTACAAACGCCTCCGCACGCCTCTTAGCGCGCCGGCTCCGGATTCTCTCGAATTCATCGAGAATATTCCCAGTTACCAGCTTCGCCAGAATAGCGATGCAAAGCGCCGTCACCACAATTACCATCGAGATACCAAGATACTGAGTCATACCAAAGTCCTCCTTAAATATAGTAGCTTTCGCTCTATAATCTGCGTTGTTTTAATTGCGGATTATAGAGACAAAGAAAACGGGGCTTTGGGCTCCGCTCGTCAGTGGTCATTACCCGTACCCCTTCTCATAAGAATGGAGCTCCACGCATCTGTTTTACCCTCCTTTCGGATTTAGTAAGACGCATCGACCTCATCTCCATCATAGGCGTTGTAAAAAATGCGGATCCAAAAAGAAAGAGCCCCGTGTTTCCACGAGACTCTAAGTCTTTACTTATCACTCAAAATTAAATCTACAGTTTTACCATCTCTGGTTCCTGCTTTTTCAATCTTTCGAATAAGGTTGAATCGCCTGTTGATAACGTCCGCCATTTTGTCACTGCAAATAATCTTGTAGTATTCTCCTGCATCTTCTCTCGTTCCATCTTTGAATTCAAACGTCAATACACCTTTCTGTTTGACCCATAAGAGTGGAATGAAGCCTTTTAGGAATTTCCACATGTTACCTGATCCATCCGTTTCAAAATACGTGTGTTCTTTCATACCAAACATAGGTTTCACCATCCTTTCTTCACTAAAGCCTATGTTTTTATTGCGATTTTACAAGGCAAAAAATAAAGGACTTGTGGGCTTCGAACCCACGTTTCCACTTGCGTAGCGTTCTACCATTAAACTATTAAGTCAGTTAGTTAATAACCGAATTCGACCTAAGTCGATTTTTCCGCCTTTCAACGTTCGGCCCTCTGACGGGTTTACACTCCCAGTCCTTCATTATAGTCGTTGTTTTTGTTGCGAAGAAAAAGAAAGGGACTTGTTCAGTCCCCGAATTCAAACTCTCCTTTCTCAAGTTGTTCTGCAAGTGAATCAATAGAATCATATGCAGACCTAAGTCCAATATAAAACTTACGTTCACCCAAATCTAACTCTTCATCAGAATTAAGATGATTCTCAGTCCACTGTCTTTCCAGTCTAATCTGTTCTACTAATTTCTCAAAACTCTTTTTGTAATCAATAGTCATTTGATTTCTCTCCTTTCTTTGAGAGGCTCCAGTCCTCTCTATAATAGGCAGTGATCATGTTGCGAAGAAAAAAGAGAGGCCTGTGTTTCCACAAACCTCTTTGATGTTTACTCGCAAATCATATATAACATTTCTCCACTATAATAATCTACTCGTTCATCATCCCAATAGCCGTAACCTATTGGTTCATTCGCCGATGCTTTCATTAAGAATACCGAATAGCCTTCGTAAAATCCCACCGTTGTAATTTCTATTTTCAGTCCATCATAGTGCTGAGCAAGCACTTCTATACAGGAATCATTGCTGTAGTCTACTCCATAAACATCAACGAAGTCGCTGTTATCAATGACTCCATAGCCATGATAGCAAGCGTTTTCATCAAGTTTATTATTGTAATCTACAAACTCTTCATACCCGTAAAGTTTTGCCCACTCTTCAATCCAGTCATAGACTTCTCCGTAGCTGTGATCCTTTACGATCTCTTCAGCATTTACATCTGTAATAAATGCCATCGCCAAACAAACTACCATCAATACCACCATAAGAATTGTCCACTTTTTCATTGCTTCGTCCTCCTTAAAATGTTTTTGTAATAAATTTGTTTAGAGTCAGGATTGCTCCTTTCTCTATTAGAGTCCTTGCTTATGTTGCGAATAAGACTTATGCTATCCCTTGAGCCAAAAAGAGAGGGCCTTGCGTGCGCTGCAAAACCCTCCCAGAGACCTAGGATGGATCCTTGTCAGGTTCATCCGGCTCTAGATACTCTCTGGCTTCCCGATCCGAGACGAACTCTCGAATGTCCGATTTCTCGTCCGGGTGCCAGGAATATCCGTTCCAATGGCCCTTCATAGGCTTATACCTCCTTTCTCTATTAGAGGCCTTGCTTATGTTGGGCCACCATCATTTTCGTGAGACGCCGACTGCTGTTCCACCAAGTCTTCCATTCTGTATAACGCATGCCAAGTTCTATTGTCCACCAATACATGGACTGCTCTTCCTTGGTTAAAGCCTTGTCCAATTCATCCATAGCTTTACGAAACGTGGGGATTCGGAAACGTTCTTTGTTATCCATGTCTTTCCATCTTTTTGGTTCTGGTCCGAATATCTCCGTATCCCAAATGAAACAGTTCATCCTGCAATATGCCTGGCCAAGACGTTCTTTTGGATACTTTGTAAGATCAGTCAAACTTCTTCGCCTCCATTTCACACAAAAATGCTACATTACATGCCAGGTGCCAGAGGTGAGGCAGTCCAGATTCCTCATCAACCCCATCCGGATCATCCAAATATGCGCAAAGGTGCCGGAACATAGCATCACGATACCGCTCAATCTCTACGGTTTTCCAGTTGTCTGGATCACCGTACTTTTTATTGCCATACTCTCTGACCCTGGCAATGTCGAACAGAATCTGCCTTGGTACAAGACTAAGATGGGCTTTCCCGGAATCTGCCTTTGCAGTCTGATTTTGACATGTATTATCCATAAAAGTTTCTCGTATCGTATTTAATGTTTCTTCTAAAGTCATACTTGTCTCCTTCTATCTATCTATTTAAATCAAAATAGCCGCCAATAAACAAAAAGCAAGGGCCCGTGTTTCCACGAACCCTAAGTTCTTACCTTTTCTTGTTGTTTTCACCTGTTGGATATTTCAAGTTTCCACTGTTGTGTTCAGTGGGTTTTGGGGCATAATTGAGCGATTTCGTCGTCACAATATTGCCTCTGTCCTCATGCTTTAACACGCTCCAGACGTTTACCGTACTCGATACTGCCGATATAAGAGTCTGAGCAACCCCACATCCGAGCTGCCCAATCCATCCGTTCTGATTGAGCTCACTCTTCGTGAGCTTCTCCAACTCTGTCGCCAGCTTCGAATACTGTTCCGAAGTCGGGTCAAGCTTAGACATCTCGTCTAGCAACCTCTGTTTCGCCTTCCTGATTGTCGCTTTGTTTCCCATAACCATCATCCTTTCTAAAAATATCCAGAGGATAACATCTTGTGTCTCCTCCTATTTTAGTCGTTGTAAAAAATGCGGGTTAACTTTCCCATACATCAGGTCCAAAGTCAAATCCATCACCAATCAGAGGAAAATCTGAAGAAAGTTTATCGCTGTCCGATATGTCAGTCTCCATCTCCTTAATATAGTAGGAATAAAGCTCATCCCCCATGTCATAGTCGACTCGGGTCTTGTCTTTAGCCCACGTTTCCTTGTAATCTTCTTCTGGTTTCATGTTCTGAAAATACCAGAAATGTTCAATAAGTTCTTCGGAAAGATTACGAACACGATTTTTTGCATATTTCTTATTCGTCCATGCCGTGTCGATTTCAGTGTCTCCGTCCCAGCTTCCCTGATTGTATTCCTGACTATAATCTTTCATTACCAGATAAACCTTTTTCATTTCTCCAAATCTCCTTTCTTCATCACAGGCCAAAAGAAAGAGCCCCGTGTTTCCACGAGACTCCAACCGAGTTCAATAACCCTTAAAGTTCCTCCTTTCCATTTTCTGACGCTCAGCCACCATCGCGTCGATCATTTCCGCCCGGAACACCTCTTCACGCTCCTCCGGTCCTAAACGTTGACCACAAATATAGTAGCCAACATCCGTCTCCAGATGCAATCCGTTCTGCTCCAGAACATCCATCAAATCGTCCGACATAGTAGTTGCCTCCTTTTATGAAATTATTCCTTCTATAATGGGCGTTGTGTTGATTGCGACCGTATAGGTCAAAGTCAGTCAAACTTGGAAGGCCAAAAATAAAGGGCCGATGCGTTTGCACCGACCCAAGCAATCATTTCTTCTTGCTGATCTTATAAAACATTGTATAGATATTCAGCTTTGAATACTCTATAGTCTTTCTCACCGCCTCTCGTAAAGTTTGTCGTTTCGGCAGTTTAACCTCGACAGGATAGTCCATAAACCCCGGATCTGCTTCCGGTAGTCCTTCCATCCTTGAGATCAATTGCGCCGATTTCTCGCCTTCTACCAAGATTTTAGTCTCCCAAGTTTTCCTTCCAAACATAGAATACCTCCTAAATGTTTTTAGGCCTCTCGACCTCTATTATAGGAAGTGTTCTGAATGCGAACTCGTTTCTAATGCTGAATAAAAAGAGGAGCCCGTGTTTCCACGAACTCCTACAGAATTACTTCTAATTCTTCTTGTCGTATGCCATTGCTGCCAACAAGAGATCCGCAATCTGTTCCACGTCAAAATCAGAGCTGATTTCGATAACCCGATATACCATATCTTCTTTCCATTTCTTCTTGGTGTTGTATAGCGTAATCAGTTGATCGTACACACTGGTTCCGATCTCGTAATCACGATACCCGTCTCCAAGAATATCGCCAAGTTCAATATGCCGATATCCGAGTCCATATTTCGAATTCGCTCTGATCTGTCCTAACGCAAAGTAGATTCCTTCCTTCTTAGTCATTAGTCATACCTCCTGCTTTTTATTATTGACATCTCTGTCATAACAGGAGTTGTATGAATTGCGAACAAATTTTTAGGGCCCTTGTACCTGATGCGTGGCGGTGAACTTTACCTCCTGTTTATATTGCATAAATATTCATTTATTCGCCTATTATGCATAAATACTCAACTCTTAATCAGGGTGTCTAGGGTTCGAGTCCCTAATGGTGTACAAAGGGCTCTGAGAGATTCTCAGGGCTCTTTTTCATACTTATTCACCCGTTTGTGCAGTAACTTGTTCCGAAGAAGTTCTCACGAGACTTGAAATATAAGCATCGTAGGCGTCTTCAGTGGTCCTGATTTTGTTCTCATTCTGCTTTGCATATACACGCATAGCTAGGTCTGGAGTCTTATGCCTAAGGAGCTTTTGCAGAGTTTTAGGGTCTGCATTGCAGTGGGCCACAACCATCGATGCGTAGGAGGACCTGAAAGAGTGTGAAGTAGCCCCTTTCAGGTTGATAGTCGTCTTAATCCTCCGCCACATCTTATTAAACATGCTTTTTGTCATAGGCCTGGTGCGCTCTTCCTCGCTGTAAGGCAAAACATACTCATCCGCATTACCCTGGAACTGAGCAATTCTATCCCTTAACATGTTAGCAAGCTTCACAACACCAACGGAATTATCCTTTGGAGTGTCAACAATAGGGTCATTTACTCCGTTCGGAAATTTCACAGCGTTCTGAACCAGAATCTCATGTCCTTCAAAGTCCAGATCACCCCAACGGAGCCCAAGAATTTCTTCCCTTCTTAAAGCCGTAAAACACAGGAAACAAGCATAAATATAGTCCCTTTGCAAAGAAAGCTTGTCCAGGTCCTTTATGATCTCAATCAGATCTTCATCCTGTAAAACAACCTTTTCGCCTTCACGTTTAGAGGATTTATACTTATACCACATCGGATTGTCTTTGATGATCTTGTTGCGTGCTGCCTTGTCAAATATGCCAGACAGGATTGCTCTGCTCTGGACACTTACAGACTTTGACAAGTGCATAATCCCGTTGAAGTATAGCTGGATGTCGTCAGGCGTGATCTCGGCTATTCTCTTCTTGCCGAAATATGGGATCAGATGCTTTGCAGCAAGGCCTTCGTATCCGGCAATAGTAACCTCAGAAAGCCCTTCACCCTTCTTCATAGTTATCCATTCATCGTAATAATCTGAAAATAGTGGACTCTGGTCTGTTTTGCGTTGCTCAAGTCGCTTGATAAGGTTCTGTACAGCTGTTTCAAGCGTATCTCCAGTCGCATAACCTCCGCCATACTCTTTTGGTATCGGTAAACGTATTCTCTTCATTTTTTCTTCATTCATCGCCACGATCAAGTTTTCAAGGTGCTCAAGTTTATTATACAGACTTTCCATAAGATTTCAACCTCGCTAAAATTTCTTCCTATTATATATGTACAAATATCAGCGCCGGGCCTCGAACCCGGATCGTGCCACTTGCACATCGACTTGAGAAAGGATGAAAGATAGTCGACACGCAATACACCGCCTTACCTCCTTAGACGCACGCTGACAAAAAGGGCCACTCAGTTACGAGCAGCCCAAATATCTCTTACCAGCGCCTGGGTTCAGGATAGTAAGGGAAGTGCCCAGAGTTACCCATCGCTTCGGAATAACCACGAGAATATCCTTCCTCATAGCTCCGATTCCCGCCGTCTCTGCTGACGTAACGGCCAGTCATGGGGCTTCGACCTCTTGCTCCACTCATACCGTCTTCATACTCCTCCGCCTCGATCATCTTATTGGCCGTAAGCAAGCACTTCAGCCCGTGAGCAACGCAGTCGAACTTCTTCACATCCGACTCAGAGAATTCCTCTTTTCCGGCATAGGCGGTATCCAGTTTCTTGAGTTCGTTCATCGCCACACGCTTGAGATTCTCAAAAGATTCCATCAAATATCCCTCCTTATGCCAAACGAGTTACTTCAACGTTCAGATTCCGAAGATTAAGAGCCGGAGCAGTCGCCGGAGTTGTTCCGACAGATGCGTTCTCGATCGCCACGGTATAGCAGCACCCAACCGGAATATCAACAATCGCAAATCCGCTGACATTCCAATAAGAATCCACAACTGTCGGGGTGGCTGCCGCAATGCTGCTCTGGATCACTTCACCACCGATAGCAATACCGAGCTGTATTTCTCCAGCCGTTCCTTCTGTTGGTACAGCGATATTACCATCATAGGCAACACGATACCTGGCAAACCGCGCGCAGGGATTGTTAACAACACCACGAAGCGTCAGGAGACCACTTCCGGGCCTATGCAGTACGTATCTCCTGTTGCATTCGATTGCATCGTTCAGCAGCGCCGCAGCACCCGGCTGGATCAGCTGAACCTCGTTATAAATATACTCAGCCATAAGTTATTCCTCCAATCAATATCGTCCATTAAACGAACAAAGAAGGCTGCCTCGGCAAACATACCAAGACAGCCTTCTTATATGACTACTGGGAAGGATTTACGCAGCGAATCCGCCACAGCCACAGCCGCCAATGCCGTACTGGCCGCAGCAGTTCGGGTTCTGCACAACATACGCCGGAATCGGAGTCGGAGCAAGATACCGCTCCAACGCGGCCGTCTGAGCTTCGTTATTAGCCAGGATCTGAGCGGTCTGTGCACCCTGAGACGCAGCCAACTGAGCCATCTGGAGCTGCTGCCGCAGGTTCGCGATCTGCTCATTCTTGGCATCGATCTTGTCCTGGCACATGGTGTCGAGGATTTTCTGAGTGGAGGCATTGTTGGCTTCCAGAACGTCACGCAGCGCCATGGATACCGCGTTACGATCCGCGCAAGCCTCAGTTGCAATCGTATATTTCAGGTCAGCAATGCCGGCGCGCTGGTCACAACAACACTGCTGCATAGAGGACTGAAGACCGAACATCTGATTCATGCTGGCCATCTGCCTGGCAGATGCAGCGGTCTCAGCATTGGCAAACCCGTTGGTAACAGCGTCTTTGACACCGGAAACTCCGTTAACCAGAGCGCTCTGATCAAAGCCTCTCTGAATATCGCCGCCTCCGCAGTTTCCTCCCCAGCCGTTGTTGCCATTCCAGCCAAAGAGAATCAGCAGAATCAGGATCCACCAACCATTGTTACCATCGAAACCGAAACCTCCGCCGTTTCCACCATAGGCGGGCACTACAGGCATATTAAACATTCCGTTATTCTCGGATGTCATAATAAAAATCCTCCGTTATAATTATTTGGTCGTTGGAGTAATAAGAGACGGCTTAGTAGCCCAATGGAATCACCCTCTTTCATCGAAAAATGTACAAAAAGAGTGTGCTCAGAAACAGGGCACACTCCGTTTGTCATTGCTTTCATCTCCTTCAAAGTTAAATTTACCCTACACTTTCAGGCTCTTCTTCGGGTTCGGGTTCCGAAACCTGAGCATTGACCGGCGTAAATTCCCCGTTGTAGTACGTGCCGAGGATATTACCCTGAGCGTCCACCACATGCCACCCGTCAATCTTGCCGGGCTTCAGGGCTGTTTCCGTCCTGCCGCCGTCATAACGGAGAAGGTCAAGCACTTCGTCGTTGTCGTAGTCAAACTTGACCACTTCGCCCTTCTTCGTCACGTATCCGGGCACCCAGACAGCGTAGTCAGGCTCCACAGGATGCTCTAAGACGTAGATTCTGTCCTCAAGTTCCTTGAGCTTGGCGGTAACGTCAATCTGCTTTTCGTCCTTGGCATTGTCTGCGGCAAAAGCAAGCAGGTATTCCAGTTCCTCCGTGGTCAGTTTGCCCATAACATACATTTTCTGGATGCGAGTCTCCATTTCAGTTAGGTTGTAATTCCCAGTTTTCAGAATAGATTCGATAAAGTCTTTCATGGTTCATTCCCCTTTCTTTATGCGTTCATCGCATTTGCAACAGCTTCGGTGATCTTGCGATCAATGTAGAGTTTCGTATCAGCGCAGTAGGTGACTTCGGTATCTCCCGTGTCTGCCCAGATGTTGTTGGTGCCGAGCAGAGTCTTTACCTGCGGAGCGGTGAGGGTGTAGGTGACGGGGGTGGCTAATTCATACACGAACTTGACACCGGACATAGCCGTCTTGAATGCAGTAGCATCATTGTACCCATCATCCATGACATAGATTTCACCGTGTGCGAGCAGACCATAAACGAATACGCTGTGATTCTCTGCCGTTGTAGCCGTTTTGTAGTCAGAACAGATAATGTTATCTGCTCTCACATATCCGTAGGATTTGATAACAGAAATAAGGCTATCTGTTCTGAATCCCGGATTACCGCCAGCCGTTGTAGCTACCCAATTCAGATCACCGCCATCAGCAATAGCATAATCCACCACCAGTGTCCCCGACCCATCCCGGTTGACGGTCAGTTTGCCGCCGTAGACGGTTCCAGCTTCGGAGGGGAAGGTGATGTCGTAGGTTTCGCCTTGATAGGGTTCGTAGGAGGTGGCTGTGGAAACGCATTCAACCTGAATTTTTGCGGTATTTATAGCAAGTGCGTTGCCGTTTTGCCAACCGAAGATTCTAATATACGCAACGTTATTATAATTAAATGTTTTGCGTGTTGGTGCAGTAAAATACCCTACGTTTTCATTTGTTACATATGAACCGTCTTTTCTGTAAAACATTACATTTACAGATCCATTTGTCATGTCTCCTTTATCAACCATGGTAACTGTAACGGGTGCATTTTCCGGTATTTTGATGATTCCTGATATCCAGTTTCTGTTATCACTTATGTTCGTTTTCCAGACGGTTGTTGAATCAGGATATTCTCCAAGCAGGAAATTTCCAGCCAGATTCTTCCCCGTCCTCGTCACCTTCGCCCCAGTCCACCCGGTAATGGGGCAGATGTTGGAGTAGGGGTACCACTTATCAATTCCACTGTCTTTCGAGATAACAATACCAAGCGTGTAATTCGTGATTACGGTATCATCTGACCAGATACCAGTGCGAAACTCAACAGTCTTGGCTTCCTCAAGAGCGAAAGTTTTCTCTGCGCCAATAATATTACCCGTTATATCGCTTGTAGAATCATTAACTACCAAGTTAACTGATTTCGATGTCGTGCCACTAATTATAAACGCCATTGCGTAATACGTCCCGGCAGGGAGATCGCATGTCAGATTGTTTATTCTAACTAATGAAGTACCATTTTTTGTACCGTTCATAATCAGGTAATCATTGGTTGACGTATATGTAACCCCTTCGCTCGTTTGTGATACTCTCCCACCAATGTTTAGCAGATTCTTTCCACCTCCAGCAGGCCACGGATGGTCGTACCCATGTAAATCCTGTACAGGCTCAATGCCGACCTTCAGCTCTTTCACAGGCAGATCGTCTGCTCCGTCCGTGAAACTGGCTATGGAGCCGGATGCGGAGTCGGTGATGACGGGCGGCACGATCCAAGGCAGCCCGTCAAGCTTTTTAACAAGGTTCGCCGGGTAGCGGGTTTCGTGACCGACAGGGACAATGCTGGTTGATACAAATTCTTCCGTGCCGTATGGGTCTATGACTTGGATGGGGGTGTATGGGTCGGCTTGCTCCGTGGTGGGGGTGGCGAGTTCGTATACGAGCATTACGCCAGACATGGCGGTCTTGAAAGAGGCGGCATCAGCGAAGGATTCATCCTTTATAACGAAATTAACGCCGCCATAAATCCACGAAAAACTTTTATCTTTCAAGTTCGCTATGATGTTCGACCGTGAATCCGCAGGCATTCCCTGCCAATACAACATGCACACGGCATTAATGACATCATATCTATGATATGTTTTTGAGTCATTTATAAGCGCATAAAATATCGAGTTGGAGTCACTTGTATATTGCGTCCATTCCAACGTCCCCAAATCCACGATGCCATACCGCCGTGCTACCTTCCCATCACTCGCATAAGTGTCCCCGTCATAGTACAGCTTATTATCAGCATCCAATTTCGGGATGCCACGGAGAGTCAGTGAGGAGTCGAGCGGGTAGGTGCGTCCAGAATACGGCTCGTAGGCTGTCACGCTATTACCTTCCTCAAGTTGAACTGCAACTGATTTGCTCATGAATTGATCCATTCCAGTTCTGTCATAAAGCAAAATAGAAATCTGACCATTTCCATCAGTTGTGCGAGTCTTCGGACCACCTATTTTAACAGAATCATCGGATGCTGCGCCATTAAAGTACAGCACGGCAGAATCTCCATTGAAGGTTGTTGAAAGTGTATACTGTGTATTCGGCTTAAGGTTCAGTGTGAGTTTATGTGCAAATGTATATCCACTAATACTTCCACTCGGAGCAGAGGTAAGATCGTCAATACTGAGCACATTCTTCCCCGTCAACCTGTGTTCCTTCGCCTGTACGCTGATCAGTTCCCCGGCATTGTACTCATAGTAATCCTTCGGGAACAGCTTGCGGAACCATGCAACGCCTGCTTCACTTGGCGAAGCATCTCCAAGGCTCATAATATAATCTGCAACAGTTTGTCCAAACATCTGAGTGAGGTCGAACATCACTGCATTTTTGTACCTTATTGTGCTTCCAACAGACACGGTTGACCGGACATTATATTCATGTGAAGTGTTTGTTTCTTTGCCAATAATGTTTATTTTAGTCCATGTATCAGCAACTGACACTACCGTTTTACTGGATGTTATTCCTTGTAGTACTATATCCTTCCCGGATTCGCTGTGGTTTACCATGACGCTCAAAAGGTAGACATGATTTACAACCGTTGGAATAACTTTGTAGAACTGCGTAGCCTTTCCAGTTGCTGTCAACGTGGCAATATTTCCGCTCACGGAAAGTGTTCCATTGACAGCGCTCCAACCTGACAAACTCTCAAAATTCCCGTTCTGTACAAGCTGATTCCACGCTACCGTCCCACCGACAATCTTCTCAAGCCTCTCCCTGTTCCCAACATCAACACCCCCACCGCTCTTGCGATAGAGATACGGCACGGCATCCTCAACCGCATCGGAGGACATGAGCTGTTCTGCTGTGCCGGCGGTGAGGTCTTCGTGGTGGTCACGAAACTCTTTAGTCAGCTTGTCGGCAGACCAAACTAAATCCACATCGCCAGTCCCGGCGGTATCATCAATCGTTTCGTTGCCGCTCAATCCATGCGGGAGGCCCAGATTCAGCACAGGATTCGCCGTGGTTCCAGACAAACTGGCAGTAGGGTCGCTTCCTGCCGGGAGGTCTGTGACTGTGCCGATGGAAAGGGTAGGCATGATCCTTCCGGTGGTGTAGGAAGTCCCATCCGTGAACGTCAAAGTCAAAGTATAATCTGAGTTCAAAACAGCAGAAGATATTCCGTTGCCTGTTTCTCCTTGTATTCCTCGAATCGCAGTAGTCGTATAAGACGTACCGTCTGTAAATACTAGCGTGAGCGTGAAATCAGAGTTCAACGTGGCAGATGCGATTCCATTGCCTGTTTCTCCTTTTGCGCCACGAATTGGATTGGTTGTAACAGAAGTTCCGTCTGTATACGATATTGTCAATGTATAGTCCTGATTCAGTCTGATACTTTCAATACCATTACCTGTTTCGCCTTTGATACCTTGTGCGCCAGACAGATCACCGATATAATGCCAGCTTCTATCGGATTCCCAACAAAACAGTTTTCCAGTATCTACGTCCTCAACATTTCCAGTATCGATCATGGCGTAATCATATAGCTCTGCGGACGTATAGGCATTCATTGCCGCAATAGAGACGAATGTACGGGAAATCCGGAAATCTTTGCCCTTGTCGCCCTTGGGAATCCCAAACGCGACATGCTTATGGCCGCTAACTTCACTGATCTGCGCCGTCGGAGTCGATCCGGCCGGGAGCAGAGAAGCCGCCACAGTCATGTTGTTGATCTTTCCGGCAGCCGTATTCGCCAGGCCTGCCTTCTCGTTAGCGTTGGCAGCAGCCGTATTTGCCAGACCAGCCTTATCGTTAGCGTTGGCAGCAGCCGTATTTGCCAGATCAGCTTTTTCATTAGCGTTCGTCGCAGCTGTATCCGCTAATCCCGCCTTAGCATTAGCGTTCGTCGCAGCCTCATTCGCATTCTCTGCAGCCACATCCGCCGCTGTCTTGCCCCTGCTGACATCAGTGTAACATTCCTCAATGCCTCCGGCGATTGCCTCACGAACATCTTTTCCGAAGACAGCCTGCCTGATCTGTTGTACTTTATCTGCAATAGCCATCTATATTCACCTCATCATTCCGCCTCCAGCCATTTGCTGCGCCATCTGTTGGGCCTGCTGAACCTGCTGGTTGCTGATCCCTCTCGTCTGTTGTAAATATCCGAGAATTTGCCTCGGATCGTTCTGAATACCCTCCGGAATATCCGGGAAGTGCTGCCGAACAAAAGCGGCTGGATTACTCATGGCCTGCATAATATACTGCATCTTCTGCATTGGATTCTGAAACTGCGGACCACCGGCACCACCACTACCAGAAAAAACCGGGGCAGGCTGTCCACCCACCCCGGAAAACATAGCAAAAAGAGGATTAGCCATTACCGGTTCCTCCTTTGCTCTGATTATTCATACCATTTTGATTCTTTCGGTTAGATAGCATGTCCTTGATCGTCTGGATCTCATTCCGGAGCGAATTAAACTCCTCCTGAGAAACCGCTCCGGCCATAGTACCTGATGCCTGCCCACTCTGTCCCGGCAACAGCTGCTGATCATTCTGAGGCATGACGTAACGGATCGTTACCAGCGGATTCGGCATCCCCATCTGATTGACACTCTTGACATAGATCACCGTATCGTTCGTATCCCACAGCGCAATAGGTCCAGTGCAGCCAGCCGGAATCTGATAAGACCGGGCAGCAGCTTCACCGTCGACCCATTTGATTCCACCCTCAACAATCGGAGATGGCTGCTGTGCCATACTCTGCTGCATCATTGGCTGAGGTATAACATTTCCGTAAGGGGTCATCGTAGGATACGTTACAGGAAACAGGTTCTGAGTTCCAAAGCCAGGCATTTGTCATCATTCCTTTCATTAGTGAATCCGCCAGAAAAAGCTGGGAATGGTCTCGCCACTGTCCCAGCTGTCGTAATAGTTTCCGTCAATAATCGCTATTGCATGAGTTCCGGTTCCGATAATATACGCACCGCGTGGATACATAATACAAAACAGTTTCACAGATAAACATCTGGGGCAACTCTCTGGCAGCAAAAATGGCTCAAATCCTTGCTGATAGAGATACTTGCCCCAGACTTCATCGGCGCATGTTACGCTGAATTCTTTCCTGGCAATAGCTGTCAGGTCGTCGAATACTTCCAGCCAGGTCTTATTCAGTGCAATGCACAACGCGCGGATCACGCAATCTGGAACTTCTTTGTGATCAGGGTTCGGATTGCATTTAATCCACAAGTCACATCACCTTGATTTTATTGTGATAGGATCTTCTGTCAGCTTACAGTGCTCACAGTGCCCAGGACAGGTGTTAATGATCTCGGGGATACTGCTTATCCGTTCCCTGTAGTAGGGTCTTGATAGGGTTCATCATATGTCATGGCACGGTTGCTGTCACTAATTCCAGCGGTCGTCGGGTCAACCAGGACACCGATCAGGCCCAGGAATGTCAGCACCTGAGAAATAATGTTCATCACCATATTCTCAGAAAACACCGGTACCACATCAAACAGTTTCAACATGTTGAATATAAAGCCTACAATCAAGCTGATAAACATGCTCAGCCATGTCTTGTTCTTGAAACGTACTTTCCAGTTCATCTTCATGATAAATATCCTCCTCTTACAGTTTCTCCGCCAGGAACTTCTGAAGCTCTACGGATGCTCGCTTAACATTGTCGTTGTCCCCTATATTGCCGTAATTACTTATCACCAGCATAAATTTGGCAATGGCGGACAAGCCGTCATGGATTTCTCTCTGACTTGTCCGCATATTTGATATGAGCATCTCATGATTCTCAAGGCGTTTCTTGTCCTTGGCCAGATTGTCTTCAAGATCCTCCAACCGTGGCCCAAGCTCCTTGATGACCTTCTGACTTACCTTGTCCGCGAAATCGGGCTTTGAGGCTTCTTGCTTCTGCTTATGCCTCTCAACGATCGTTCTGACCGCGTCATAGACACGATAAACGATCAAGAATAGTAATCCCAAAGCGACAAGCCCGTATATCGTGGTCCATACGATTGTCGGTGTCAGTCCTTCCACTGTAGGCATAACCGAAGCCCTCCTGTTTACTTGATCTTAATAAGTGCCGCCCAGGTTTCCGGTCCAATAATTCCGTCCACTGGAAGCTTATGACGCCGCTGGAATCCTCGAACAGCGCTCTGAGTCCCTCCGCCAAAAATGCCGTCGACCTTAACGGTGGATCCGTCCTTGCTCATCAGGTCCTGCGCCTGGATAACGAGATCTCCTTCGGAACCGCGCCGGATTGTCGGATACGTTACCTT